AGGTTAAGTAGCGCATATTCGTGAAGCCAGCAACGCCGTCATTGAACTGGAATCTATCGCCTTGTAATACTGAATTAGGGTCAGATGCAGCATGCGTTCCACTAAATGTAATCGCAATTACTTGCCCTTGGCTATTCAAAGTCGTGCTAACAACGGTTAAAACTGTCCCGTTATTACCTTCAGAACCTGCATAATGGATGGGCAGCAAATTGGACTTGTACCACATCGTGCTATAAAAGCGGCCTAGCTCCCAAGAATTAGCAATCTCATTGTTTCGAGATTCTGCAAATTGTTGTAATCCAGAACCAATAATACTTGGGATAACAGTATCGGATACATAGGCTTTATGCTCACCAACCGCTGAACCAAAGTTTTCAAACATGGCAACAGCCTGCGCTAATTGCGTATATGAATTGATTTGGGTTACAGAGTTACCATAAAAGCGAAAGGGAATTCCTGAAGCGTTAAAGTTTGCGCCTGGAATACCTGTGATAACGTTTTGCGCTACGTTTGCTTCAACCGTTGCTGATAACTGACGAATAGCACCTTTACCGATGCGTTCCATGTATTCTTCTAATTTGAACAGAATTAACTGCTCAGCAGAGATAACAAATGAAACGTTCTTTGATTGATTCGCAACCAAAGTTTGGAAACGTTGGTCTAGTGGTTGGAAAGTCGCAACCAAAGAATTAGCGGTTGTGAAACGATATGGGAGATCGAACGTCACACTCGCGCCCAAATTTGCGGTAAGTTTTTCGAATTCCTTAAAACGAGTATTTGCAGTAGCTACGAAAACGTTTAAGTTTTGTAGATATGCGAGTAAACCTTCTTGATAAGTTTGGACCTGGACCAATAAATTGTCCATTGTTGGAGTTGCCATGTATCACCCTATATTGTCTAGGGTGCGGCGATTAACCTTTCAACCAAGATGCCTTTTTCAAATCTTTAAGGTTCATCTTGCCATCGCTCACACCCGCAGCAGTACTAGGTTTTATACTTTTGAGCGGTGGATTGATTGAAGGATTATTTTGTTTAGCTTGTTTATTCGCCTTGATACTTTCAGCCAACTTTTGCAGTTCGCGTTTTGCCATTTTAGGAGATTTACCAGCTAAATTATCTAAACGATTTAGCCTATCACCATCTTGCGCTAACTCATAAATAATGTCAGGCAATTCTGGCATGTCATGAGCAGCAAATAGCAAATCTTTAAATTCTTTTGGCTCAAATTCGGCAGTCACTTGTTGAAAATCTTCATACAGACTAGGGCCTGCTTTCATCTTCTCAACGTAATTTCCCGCAACGTTATCAAGGTATTGAACATACTGTTGTTTTTGATGCTCGCGTTGTTGTTCTTCCAACTTCGCTTGCAGTCTTTCTTCAGCTTGGGCCGCAGCTTTCGCGGCAATAGCTTCAACATCAATGTTCCCACTTTGATTTCTCATCGCTTCCAACTCTTGTTGATGCTTTGCTTCCAATTCGCGTGCCACCCGTTGTTCAGCTAAACGTTTTTCCCTACCAACAACTTCATTAACCTTCGATTGTGGAACCATTTGTTCCTGCATCGACGCGTCATTTTCATTGTTAGCTACCATCCCATCAGTCATATAAAACCATCCTTTAGCTTTTTACCCCGCTACGGTAGTGCTTCATGTACGTTGAATAACGGCTAGTCTTTAACCCCGCCTAGCTTTGGTAAATATAAGTCTGTCACGTGTATATACACTAGTCAATCTTTGGTTGATTGCTCATCTTTCCTATTTGCTTCATGAGAATGTTTTGCTACATCTATCGCAATCTCGACTGCTTTCCTGGCATCTTCAGATGTAATACGCTCTTGTTCTAATGCTGCTTTCATTTCTTTGTCTTTAATATCAGCCAGAAGCTTAGCAAACATGATGTCACTATTTTGTTTCTCTACTGCAACTTGAGCGCTTTTAATAGAAAGATTACCTTGTGCTTCTTCGCGTCGTTGTTCGACGGCGGCCTGTTCAGCTTTGGCTTTTTCAATTTCAGCTTGGGCAGCAAGAGCCATTGGTTCTGGCTGTTGTGCCTTTTGCTCTTCTTCTTTCTTAGTTTGTTCCATGAATTTCTGAGCCATATCTTTAAGTTGCTCGCCACCACGAATATCTAGATTTTCAAGGATTGTTTCTAAGCCATAAGTGTTAATGAAGCGTGCGAAAATTTCAGATGCAGCAGACATTTTGATGATTGTTTCAATTGCGGTCTGTTTTTGCATTGAAGTATTAACGCCAGCTTCAATTCTTATTTCTAGGTCGTTTGGATCGTAATTAGTAAAAATACTATCTTCGTTTTGCTTGTCATTAATGATTTGATAACCGCGCTTGCCATTGCCATGCTTGATAGGTATTGAACGCGGGGTTCTATAATACTTTGGTATCAGGTCAAGGATAATTCGCCCTACTTGGTTAAGTCCTTTAATGTATCCCATATAATAAGGCTGAGCGGTTGCGCTTGAATGTAATGAACCTTCACGAATGGCTTTGCCTGATATCTTATCGCCGACGATACCCATTTGGGCATCATAAGAGCCTAGTATCATTTGAATTGATTGATCCATGCCGCCAAATGTCTCGACGACAACAGGTGGTGTCGCAACGCGTTGTATAACTTGGGGTCCTGGAAGTTGAACGCCAGGATTTTTTGGATCAAACAGATTATAAACAAGCACGGCAGCATTTTGGACATTGGTATAAGCATCTTTATATTCAACCGGGATAGCTTCTTTTGCGACAGTAAATTTATGTTGAATCATATCTTCAATTTCGCCGCCTAACGTCTGGCCAGCGTAGTTCTTTAAGCGTTGAGCGCCTTTAGCTTGTAAGCAATAAGGCTTGGTCATTTGCTTGGTAGGGCCAGATTTAACTTTTTTGACAAACATTGAGTTGCCATCCATGAACACAAGAGGCAAATATTTAAAGTCTGTTTCAGCATGGTCTAACATTTTATTGCCACAGAATTGATATTGATGAATTGTTTCTAAGGTAGTCCATCGTGTGTCTACAATCTGTGGCATCTGTTCGATGAATCCTGCTTCTCTCCACATTTCTTTGAGCTGTTCATAATGTGATTCAACAATGTTATGGCCATTAGTAAGCTTAGCTATTTTCTTGCGCGTCTTTTCTTTAACAAAGAAATCGACTACTAATAGTATTTGATTTTCTTCTAGTTCATACGACCAGGGAAAACCATCTTGTTCTTTAACAAAGCTGATACCATCGGCTGCATCTTCACCAAACATTTCTTTGAAATCATCTATCAATAAAGGAGTGATACTAAAGCAATAAGCGCCATCACCTTTATGCGACTCACGAGCCATCGGGTCAAAACCACATAAGCAGGGATCAAACACACCTTCCACGATTATCTTTTGCTCAAAGCTCATTTCATTTACATAATCAGTTCTTACTTTGAGTACAGAAAATCCACCTCCAACAATTTGCCGCCACGTATTATATTGGAGGGAATCGTTATTTGAATCTGATAATATGTCCCTAATATGGGCTTCAATAATTTTAATTGTCTTGAGGAAATTTTCATCAAATTTACCGCTCGCGACGCCATCCGCCGCCTTAACAAAGATGCCTGGTTCTTTTTCACTAAATTCACCTATTAATCTATTGCAATATGCTTCAAGAACGTTGAACTCTATCGCGGGTTTTTTGAGAACTTGAAGTGACACTAAATCTTGTTCTGATAATGTTGAGTCAAATACAAAGCGAACCATGTCTTCGTAGCGTTCATAATTTTCTTTAAAGTAAGTATGCGCATCTTGAACGCAGGCTTTGAAACGTTCTAGTTTTGAAGTATATTTTTCGGCTAACATATTATCTTATCCCTCTTGATTTTGTGAGCGCTTGCTCCCTTAGGTTAAAGCTTTTAGCGATGGCTAATGTGGCATTGTCTTGTTTATCTACTATTGCGGATGGTGGCATATAAAATGTAAGTGCCAGGGCGTCTGCCTCGTCTGGGCTACGCACACCTCGCTTTTTCATGTCCTCTTTACGCTCCATAAGCAGCCGTGTATTGC